AACAATACTAGTTGAATAGTTGTCACCGTGCATGCGTTTTAGGTTATTCCAGTTCATTGCGGCACGAACGTGTCCGGGCATGTTGGCTTTGCCCAGTCTAGCTTCTTCGGCACTGTACTTGGTCAAGTTGTTTACACGTTTAGGTGTACCCTTTTCCCAAGCAGGACGTTGTTGGAACAGCAGTTTAAAGTCACGCACCTTTTCGATGATTTGTTCTCGGCCTGCACCGGTCAACACATCTGTTAGGATTTCGCTCAAGAAGTCTTGTACTACCTTTGGAGTATCTGATCGTTTCAAGTCAAGTCCCATAGCCTTGACTTTTCCTGGCTTACCATGTGTGTCTAAGCGTACACCTTCCAAATCATAAATTAGTACCGCATAGCGTTTCTTCTTAATAAACAAGCCTTTGACTGCAACAAGTTCTCGACCTGCGGCAATAATGGCACCCATATCACGTGGACAATGACAAGCACGTTCCATAAAGGCCGGGAACGAGTCGTTAACTGCATCCGCAATTGTATCGTATAGTTGTACACAGATTTCTCTGTTCCATTCCATACGTCCCGATTCTACTTCTTCTTTGATCGCCGGCCACGCTGAAAAGTAGACCGAATCTGTGTCGCCATAGATGATAGACTTGCCAATGTAGTCGTAAGAACCTGTAATTGCTTCGTTGACAAACGAGTCCATGTGTTTCGCGATAATGCGGCCTGTAAGCGTAGTGCTTTGTCCAATACGTTGGTCGAAGAACCTGCACCCAGGGTTGAGAATCGCGCCGTAGAGCGAATTAAGGTTAATTTTTTTGACGAGCTGCCTTTTGTCCCAGAATGCCTTGTCTTCAGAAGTTTCTGCGGTCTTTTTCTTTGCTTGGAGTTCTTTTCTTTCTGCATACCACCTTTCCAACAATCCGGGTACAACACCCTTCATATCGTATTTAAAAATAGTGCCGTTGGCACTTAATGTCCAGGGTTGATTACTATCAAAAATTAAATGCCATACTTGTGAGGCCGATAGCACATCACTTGTACCGTTTTCTTCCCAGTCGATAGTAATCTCAGTGCCGGGCTCCATGTTCATTACTGCTTGATACTCTAGTGTACCAAACATACCTTCCCATGCATCAGCAAAAGACGAACCTGAATCCATCTTTTCCTTGATGTAGTGATCGGTCATTGTTGTTCGGAGTTGGCCGACGATGGTTTCCGGGCCCATGTTGAGGGCTCTAATAGTCGAGGGATAGAGCGAGTTGAGGTCAATGGCACCGATGTATTCGTGGACCCCTTTTTTGGGGTAAGCAACATAGGCACCTGCGGCTTGCGTATCTCCTTGGTCATCTCTGGATCTCCTGTTAGGTACAATCATGCCCCGGCTGTGAGCTTCGTTGATAATAGCCTGCTCTGTAACTGCAACCGCCCCCATGGTAGTTTGCAATAACACAGTATTGTCGTGTGCTAGTTCGTTAGCAAGATCTAAGAAACGCAGTTTCTTATCTAACTTGGCCAGCAACATTGTATCTTGTCGGTTATAGTCAATGAACTTAGGAAAGTCCTTGTTATACAATTGATCTAGTGTGCCTTCATAGGCAACCTTACTACCGCATTCTTCGTATTCGCCAATGGCATCCAAGCTATAGCTATGACGTTCTTCGTATGTGTACTTGCGATACAGTTGCATATAGTCCATATGCACACGACCAATTAAGTCGAATGTTAGATTCTCTGCACCAAAGCGTTCGAATGTACGCTGTTTAGGGAATTGGCCCCACAAGCACATACGGCGTGTATCGTCTTTGCTGAGTACACGGTTAATACGCATAACAGTATAAGGAATATCGAAGCCTTCGCTGTTCCAACCTGAAAGTATGTCAGCATCGTCAATCAAGTCTAAGAATGTATTCAACATGTCTGCTTCGTTTTCAAACAGATAGCAGTTGTCATATTGTTTGCAAATTTCTTCAGCTGACGCCCATGAATAGCTCTTAGGTGGTACAACCAATGTAACCAACTTGTCCATCCAGTCTAAGTAAACTGAAAAGGCAGTAATTGGATTAAACGGATCTTCGGGTTTGGAATAACCTCGCAGTGGATCAAAGTCCACCTCAATATCGAAAAAGGCTGTTTGTAATTTTGGTGATGTAGCACCCATGTAGTTTTCTTCTAGACATCTAAACACTGGGTTAATGTCTGACTCCCAAAGACGCTTGTTGCTGTTAATGCGTAGCTCTTTGTGAAACTCTTTACTGTTGCGGGTGCTAAAACGTGTTACGGGTGTGCCGTAAATGGTGCGGAACTTACCGCGGGGATCGTCATAGTAAAATGTATAGTTGGCTGGATATTCACGGAATACACGCTCACCATTTACACGTTCTACAACGTGGATTCTATCTTTGTCCCTGTCAAAAAGGGCGTCAATGTAACTCAATATATTCTCCTATGTGCGACTTCGAGCTCACACACACTCTACTTGTTCTTTAGTGAACGACTCTATACAAATAATTATGCCTTGTAGTATAGCAGTTAAATATTCATATGTCAAACTATTCAAGAGTCATTTCCTTTGGTGCTAGTATAACTTATGGTTCGGAACTGCCGGATCAAAACTGTACTTGGTCTAGTATTATAGCACAGAAACTGGGACTAGAGTACCTGTGTTTAGCCAAACCTGCGGCCTCTAATGCTAATATTGCTAGGCAGATAATCAGCTATACAGATTACGATCAAACCGATTTAGTTTTGGTAATGTGGACTAGTGCTACCAGATATGAGTTTAGAACAGAAACGGGCTGGCAAGATGTTAGTCCGTGGAGTGAACAAACTGGTTTTGTTCGCGATTGGTATCGTGGGCCAGGTAATTATGAATACACTGAAGTCATTACCAGCATGAAAGAAATTGCTCTGGCAACACAGTTCTTAGAAGGCATGGGCCTAGATTATTTGTTTGTGTTTGATAACAATGAGTTAAGGAACAGCCATACGTGGAACCTAGACGATGACTATGTGCAAACAATAAAACTAATGTTACCTTGGGACAATGTACAGTGGTTTGATGATACGGGATTTTTAGATTGGTCCAAAAAGAATGGGTACTCTTTTACAAATACCCATCCTGGAGTTGAAGCACATCGAGCTGCCGCCGATTACATATTGGCTAACCGAGATTTTATTTCTTCAAAGACTAATATATTACCGGCGTTGTTGTAATGATTTGCAAAACCCGAGTTACGTTTATGTACTCCAGTGAAGTCTATCATATTATGAAACTTATATAAGTTATCCCACGTGCTGTGTGTAATATGTATAACCGGATAAGGTTTAGTTAACTGATCGATTTCTTTACAAATCAACCCGTGTACAAACTCAGCGTATTCCATATCAAAATACTTTTTGTAAAACTCAGCTACATCCTTTAAGCCATGTTCTACTACATCAGCGTAGATAAAATCACTGTTGTAGTGCAGTGGGTCATTGTTGTGTACTGGATGTTCATCTACATGCAGTCTATAGGGACTGGTGTGACTGACAATAATTGTATCGTAGTTGGAAAGATTGTGTTGCTTTAACTGTAGAAATATTTTATATTCACCACAACCTGCTTGAGCGTGGTTAACTACGTCATGCTCCTGTGCAAGTAAATTTGGCCAGCCAACTACATCATACTTGACTGTCCAATCTGCGGCAAAGCTATCTCCAACTATTAAAATTTTCAATGCAGTAAAAACCTTATTAACCCAACAGCATCAATGATTATCAAAAATATATAATTGGCCAATAAACCAAAGCTACCACGAGTCCAGCAGGTCCATGCACTAGCACAACATCCAGCAATGAATATTGAGTACAACGGAACTACAGGAATATGTGGCACACTGGCCGCAAAGATAATAGCACTAATTACGCTACATGCCCAAGCAAATACTTCGGCACAAAATCTCAACGGCCATTCATTGAAGTCACGTTTAATGTAACCCTGAGTGGATATTAGCCAAGCTCTGAATTGAAGCATTAAAGAGTTTTGCCTACTGTTTCGAGAATAGTGTTTAATTCTTCGTGGTCAGCATTAGTGTCTGTTAGCTTAGACTTTTGTGCAATCTTAATAGCCTTCTTTAAAATAGCTGGCTTGATTTCCATTTCTTCGGCAATGGCTTTAACTGTGTCGTTAAGTCCTGCGTTAAGATCTTCGATTTCTTGTAGCACACCAACACCCTCATTGATGATTTGTGTTAGTTTAAGTTTTTGTTCACCGCTGAACATGCGTGGTCCTGATGACATAGTTTCTCCTATTTGAAAAGTTTATTATACAGCATTTGTTGTGAAAAGCAAGAGTGTTTTGGAATTATTGCTCACTTTTTGAACATCGCGTGGGGCACGACTCCCAAATGTTCAAGCCCAGCAGCCGGGCACACACACCGTAACAAGTACGGTCCTAAGGTGTGTTCTTTTAAACTGGTGAAAACGGATTCTTTGGTGTATCGTATCCGTCGTCTTCTGGATATACTGGATATTCGTTTGGATTCATTTTGATTTCTCGTACATTACGGTATCTGTATCACCAAGTGCCCATTTTGGATCTGTTTCTACGGACCATCGTTGGGTAGCTACTTTAAAATCAGGCATTTTTAATTCCTTGGGGTTACTACTTGGTTCAAGAATAATTATTCTATTGTTAGGCTGTGCGGCAAATTGTCCATTGTCTAATTTAATAAAATTATATGACTTATGATCTTCCACATCCTCGCTAAAGCCAGTGTCAATGACATTAAAGTCTGGATGAGCTGAATCGACAGTAAACATATATTCACCTTCGGCCCATTTACCGTTTTTTAATTTTATTTTACATTTCATTGATTGTAGTTGTGCTTTTTTTATTACAGTAATATCGTACGATAAACAATCCCACAATTGTAAATAATCCAACGGTAGAGGAGACCCTTCTATAGGTTTCCAACAAAAAGCATGAAGTGGCAGTTTGTCATACAATGCTCCGTACTCGTTTAGATAGGCTTCTATTCTAAACGCCTGGCCTCTTAACGACTTGATACTTACCCACCAACACGGAACTAGTTCTCCGTGACCTTTTTCAAAATTGTATAAGAATTCTTTTTTTATAAAACATTTCACAGGCGGCAAATTAGCAACAATATGACTCATTTCTTTTTGCCAGCTTTCATGTTAGCACACCAGTGTGCCATGCGTTGTTTTTCGCCACTGCTGTTTTTAGCAATTGATCTTAATTTACTAACCGGTTGTTTGCAGTTAACACCCACACGTTTGGCTAGACCTTTACGTCCTGGATTCTTACCATCTGCAAAGTTTTCGCCTATTCCGCCACCGTCGCCTGCACCAGTGGTATCGTTGTGCCCATACCATCCGTAGCCTACATAGTAAGGACTAGCTCGAAATGTTGTTTTCTTTTTTCTTTTGCGACCTTCATCTAAAAATGTATCAGCAAAGTCTTTGCACAATGCTTGCATTTTTTGATTTTCTGTAACCATTAGGTTGTAATCTCTGTCAACATCTTGTTGACTAGGATCCATATACCCACAATAAACCTTGTGTACGTTTGTATTGGAAATTAAACTAGCACAACTATCTCCGTGACGTTCGTGCATTTCGTCATCTGTGCAAGGACTTAGTGTAGTAACAATAATACTACCCTCTGGAATTTCTCCGTACTGCTTGGTATAATTCTCGATAGCGGCACGTTCTGCATGTACACGCTTGCCTTCGCTATCGGGATAATTAATTCCCATTACACGACGATCTTCGGTATCAATAACACATGCCGCCACCATACCTAGATCAGAATTGATCTTCTGTGCTTGTACAATCATTTTGCACAAGGACATTAGTACATAATCTAGTTTGTCAATATTTTTAAACTCCCAGTCTGAAGAGTCTTCGTTGGTTTTTTTACGACCAGCACAATGTGCCTTTTGACTAAACCCTTTGGGATTAGAACAAT